ATGGCAACAATAACCAAGCGGCGCAATCCTTCCGGCGAAACAGTATATCGGGTTCAGGTACGGGTCGGCAAGAAAGGCTATCCTGCTTTCAATGAGAGCAGGACGTTCAGTAAAAAGGCTTTGGCGGTCGAATGGGGGAAGAAACGGGAGGCGGAAATCGAAGCCGGCCCAGAACTGCTTTTCAAGCGCGGCAAGGTCAAGATGATGACGCTGTCCGAAGCTATGCGGAAGTATCTTAACGAAACGCTTGGAGCGGGTCGGTCAAAGAAAATGGGCTTGCGTTTTCTGATGGAGTTCCCGATTGGCGGCATCGGCATCGATAAGCTGAAACGGTCTGATTTCGCGGAACACGTTATGCAGAGGCGGCGCGGAATCCCCGAACTGGACATTGCGCCAATCGCGGCTTCTACGGCATTGCAGGAGCTGCAATATATCCGTTCCGTGCTAAAACACGCCTTTTATGTGTGGGGGCTTGAAATAGGCTGGCAGGAATTGGATTTCGCGGCAAACGGGCTGAAACGCTCGAATATGGTTGCGAAATCTGCAATCAGGGACAGATTGCCGACCACGGAAGAACTGCAAACCCTGACAACTTATTTCCTGCGGCAATGGCAAAGCAGGAAATCTTCCATACCGATGCACCTGATTATGTGGCTGGCGATTTATACGTCAAGGCGGCAGGATGAGATTTGCCGCCTGCTGTTTGACGACTGGCACAAAAATGATTGTACCCGGCCGGTTCGTGATTTAAAAAATCCGAACGGCAGCACAGGGAATAATAAGGAGTTTGATATTCTGCCTATGGCTTTGCCGGTCATTGACGAGCTGCCGGAGGAATCGGTCAGGAAGCGTATGCTTGCCAACAAAGGCATCGCCGACAGCCTTGTACCGTGCAACGGAAAATCGGTTTCCGCCGCTTGGACGAGGGCGTGCAAGGTTCTTAGAATTAAAGACTTGCGCTTCCACGATTTACGGCACGAGGCTGCTACCCGTATGGCTGAAGACGGCTTCACGATTCCGCAAATGCAACGGGTAACGCTGCATGACGGTTGGAACAGCCTGCAGAGGTATGTGAGCGTACGCAAACGCTCGACGCGGCTGGATTTTAAAGAGGCAATGATGCAGGCGCAAAGCGATATAAAATCCGGGAAGTGATGTTAAATTAAAGGGGATGTGCCGCATCCCCTGATTCCTCCGTCTTGCATCAAGACCGGAATTTCCGATATTCCGATTTTGCCTTTTCTTCCTTGTCTGCGATTGCCTTTGCAAGCTCTCGGACGCTGACGAAATATTCCGATTTTCGGCTGTCGGACAATCGGAAAATCGGAAACGGAAGCTCGCACCGTACCCCCGATGCTTTAAACGCGTTAAAGCCGATATGGGCAAAAAAGTCTTTGTGTACTTCCCTCGGCGGGATATACGGGCGGCCGCCGTATGCGATTAAAAGCCCTTGTTCTTTACTGATGTTCATATATACCTCTTTCTGTTAATTCTGCTTTGTCCGGGTTTCCGCTTTTTTACGGCTTGGCGGATGTTCAGCCTGCGTCGGTGCATAAGTCCTCCTGTTCGGGCGGTTGTTCAGCCGGCCGCCCCTCCGAAAAGTGGCAGGCTGCACGGGAAGTAGTGTTTTTTTCCGTATTTCTCTGCCTGTATCAGGTTGCACAGGCGGTCGCAAAAGCCGTCAAATTCGGCATGCGGCCAGCCTTCTATCTCGTTGACCATTTTGCTGAACCTCAATTCCCGGGCAATCCGCTTTGCCGCTGCGTCACGGCATTCGTGTTCCAAGAGGACGGGGTCTTCCTTTTCCTTCGGCGGTGCAGGTTCTTGCACGGTTTGCCACAAGTCCGGTTCGATTTGCCAAGTGTCGGCGGCAAGCAGGGTGTCTGTTTTGCAGTCGTACAGTTCGCGGATGCAGCCGCCGTCGGTTTTGTCTTTGTCGATAACCAGTAAAAGCACTTCGATCGGCGTGTCTTCAAACGCGTTTTGTATGCGGTTGAGTTCTGCCAGCCGGTTGCCGATGATTTCGCGGAATCGCTGCTCGCTTTTGCGGTAGGCGATGCCGGGGAACAGGATGAAGAATCCGAAGCGGCGGGCGTTTTCCAATCCTTTTAAAACGAAGATTTCATCGGCTACGCCCGATTTCTTCCACGGGTATTCCTGTGCGATACGGCTTTTTTCGTCTTCGCTCAAATCCTTTAGCTTGATGGAAAACGGCGGATTCATGACGGTGCAGTCTTGCGGTTCGCCGTCGGTATAAAGGAAAAGGCTTGTGTTGTATACTTTGGCGGCAGGGTAGTTTTGCAACAAGGCTTTACACGCTTCCGCCTGTATCTCTACGGCGCGGAAATCGGACGGTTCGATGTACTGCTCCAGCTGCCCGCTTCCTGCCGCGCCGTCAAATACGCCCGGGTGTTCGCCGCAGTATCGGCGGACTTTGGCGGCAACCAGCCGCCTCAAGCTGCCGCCCGTGATGTATTCGGCGTAGCCGCCGGCTTTTTTACGGTTGTTGTGTCCTTGAAACGTCATGGGTTTTCGTCCGTTCTCTGGCTTGTCCGGGTGTGGCGGAGCGTTTGCGGATGCGGCTGACGCGCTGCGGTTTGCCGTCTTCGCCGCGCTGAAAAACGCTTGTTCCGCCGCGCCGGCAGCCGTGCCGCTTATGCCTGATGCCGTGTTTGAGCCTTTTGTGCCGGAATCGTGATACACGCAGGTCCGGATGTGCGTCCTCATGCCGCCGCTTCCCTGTGCATGAGGCTGATCAGGTTTGCCGTCCGTTTGAAATGTTCGGTCCAGTTGAAGCAGCTGAAGCCGGCGCCGTTGTCGCAATGCCGGATGACGTCTTCCGAGTCTTTTACGGCCCGGACCAACGCGCCGCCTTTGTCCGCAACAAGCATTTTCATCATCGGCCGGCGCACGTCGCTTATCCGTCGGGGGCGCACGGGATTCAGCGGCTTGCCGTACATCGCCGAAAGCTCCTTGTCCGCCTGAATGCCCACATCGTAAAGCAGGTTCGCGGCGTGTAGGATCCGGCCTGTAAATTCCGCGTACGGCATTTTCAGGCGGCGGGCTTCCGCGCGCGAATCCGCGCCGTTGACGACTTTGCCGACCGCCGAAATCAAACCGCCGTCAAGTTCTAAAAACGCCATGGCTTTCTTGGCAACCCGCACGGCCAATGAGTATGCCGATACTTCGGCTATCAGCCGTGCAGGCGCGTCTTTCAGAAATTCTTCGTACGCGGCGAAGAGATTTGACAGCGGACGCAGCACGAGTTGGCGCTGATTCGGGCTAAGGTCGTCGAAATCCTTAGTCCATTGCGCGACCGCCTGCGATGCTTCGCGGCAGGCAAACAGTACGCTTTCCTCGTTCGCGGGGTCGTCCGTGTTGCAGTACAGACCCAAGCGTTGCACCTGTTTGACGATATGTTCGGCGAAGTTGATTAACTCCTGATTGCAGGCGTAACGCATATCCTGCAGGGACAGCCGCATCATGATGCCGCACGTCAGGGCTTCGTCTTCCGATACCTTTGCGCCCGACAACATCCGGGCGATGTTTTCTTTTTGCGCTTTTGACCGGGCGGACAGCCGGTTCCGGTCAACGTTTTTTACTGTTCCCGCGCGTTTGACGGCGCGTTCCTGCCGCGTTGATTCCTTCGCCGCGCGTTTGGCGGCAAGCATCTGTTTTGCCGTCGGTTTTGTTGCTACTGTTTGCATTTTGTTTTCTCGATTTTTTGATGCCGTTCTCTCAATGCCCAATCATAAAGCTGTATCTCTCACGAGGTCGCCGAATTTAAATTGATAGTTCATGTCTTGTTCCATTAATATCAAACGCAATCTTCAAACACCTCAATTACATTTTTTAAATCGCTAATACCATAATTTATTACATCCTTTAGAAATTCCAAAGAGGTATCCGCTTCGTCTGCTTTATCCCTAATTTCGTCTATATAACCCTCTAACGATTCAGGCTCTTTTAATGCTTCTTTGCATAAGTTATCTATTACCCTTAATGCGTTTTTTACATCTTCCAAATAGCTCATTTTTTGCTCCTTAACTCAAAATGGGATGCTGTCGTCAACATCTTCTACGGTTTATCTAATCTGCAAATTCTTCCGCCCTTCAATCTTCGCGCCTGCTACTTGCCGACCGCTTTCAATCGCTTTTCTGATGGCGGTTTTGTCCGGTTCGGTTTTGACGGCCTCACGCATAAATTCGGCGGGGATTTGTGCTTCGTCTAAGATCACGACGGCTTCGGATTTGCGGAACGAGGCTTTAAAAGTGCCGTCGTCCGCTTTGATTTCGGTAATGCCCGCCGCCTGCATATTGCGCGCCAAGTAGTCTTTCAGGCTTTGATTCCGCGCTTTTGCCGCCTTGAGCTTCCCGGTCATCTGCCTGATGTGCCCTTCAAGCATTTTTTCCGTGATTTCTTGGTTTTTAATATAAGCGATAACGGATTGCGCTTTGACCTCGAACTGCCCGATAACGGCTTCCAGCGTGTCTTCGCGCTCGGTTTCGCTGTCGAAGTAGTAATCCAGCGCCGCCTGTACGTCTGCCGCGCACCGGTAGAGTGTGAGGGCGGTCATTGTGCCCCTCCCTCATATTCGGCAACCGCTTCGCCAAGCGCGGCGTGTATGGCGTATGCCTGTTCGATGTTGATGAATAGGTCGTCGCTGCCGATGGTGATGTTGATGTATCCCTGTTCGGGATTGGCGGCGGCGCCAATGGTTTTCCCGTCCCATTGGGTCAGGTCGATGTTTGCCATTTTTTTTGTTTCCTTTCTCTGTTGCCGTCCGAAGCAGTTGCAAACTAAAAATCGACTACTGCTTCAGAGTGCGGGGCCCGCCCGCAGGGCGCGGCGTTTGTTTGCGGTTTTCCGTCCGGTTTTACGCCCTGACGGCGGGCTTAATTAAAAGGGATGTCGTCCTCGATGTCTTCGGCAGGCGCGGCATTGCCTTGCGGATATTCCGTCTGCCCTTCCGTCGCTTGGGCCTGTTTCTGCGGCGGCGCCGGCGGTTGGCGGCCGTTTACGGCTTCGGCATATTCCGGGCTTTTGGCAATCTGCTCCCTCAGTTTCTCGTTCAGGAGGCCGTAATTCGCCCAATCGGGGTCTGACAGGTCGAAGGCAAAAACGGCGTTGTCCGGCTGTTTCGGGGTGTAGCTCTTCATCTTGTTGCTGATGGCGGAAATGTTGGCATAGGTGGTTTTGCCGTCGCTGCTTTCTTGGTGGGCGATACTCAACAGGCAGGGCTTGCCCAAAATATTGCGCAAATCGAAGTTGTCGCGTTCTTCCGGTGTAAAGTCCCTTCCGCGCCAGCTTTTGAGGTCTGTTGCCAGTTGGCTTTTGCTGTGCAGGCTGGCGGTGTATCGGCGGCTGATGAGGTAGGGCCTGCCGTCCGGCATCAGCATTTCCGGATCGCCTTCAGGGTCGATTTCCCACTGCACTAAAATCTTGTGCTGCCGCTTTTGTTCGTTTTGGTACTCGACGAGCTGCGTACCCAAATCGATGATGCGGATGCAGGTGGCGTGATGGCTGCCTGCCGGGCATGGTTTGAAATTGCTTTCGTCTTTCACACTTAAAATCAATGACATTTTCGGTCTCCTGTTAAAGGTCGTTTCGTCTATCGGTCTCGCGCTGTTTTATGCCTTGCGCGGCGGCGTTATCTGATAATGCTTTTAATGTGGCCTTCTGCCTGTTTTTCGGTCATCCGCCGTGTTTCGGCGGTTTCCGGGCTTTGCCGGTATTTGATTTCTTCGGGGCTTGGTCCGTACGGCTCTGTTTCTCCGCCGCCGGTGTAAGCGGTTTCGGGATGGAAGCTCATTCTTTACCCTCCGGCACTTCCGCATCGCCGTGCACCCGCCGGCAACCGGCTTCTTCCCCCGCATTCAGATGCCGCTCTTCCAGCCAGATCTCGGCGCTCAATTCGTCAACTTCCGCCTGCTTTTGAGCCAACGCCATGCGCATTGCCGCAATACCGGCGGGTTTTCCCTTTGCCGTACGGCTTCCGCCTCCCTTGGCGAATCCGAAGGCATAGCCCGCCGCCAATACCGCCGCCAATACCGCGAACTTAAACGCAATATTCCCTGTCTTCATTTTCATCTCCTTGGTTTCAAAGGTTTCAAATTGCGCACCGCGTCCGCTAAGGATGGTACGGACCGTGCGCCGTCGGGGTTATTTGCGGCTAAAATCTACAAAAACCGCCGCCGCGCCCGCTCCCCGGCTGACGGCGCGGCATTCCTATGCCCGCTATGAATTTGCCAGCCTGCCGATGTTCTCCGCCAGCGCGAACCATTCCCGCTCGTCTATGGCGTAGTTCATCGCGGCTTCGGTATCCTTATCGATACGGGAAGCATCTTCCGTAAGGTACGTTTCCCAATCTTCTTGGGCGTAAGGCTCGCCGTCCGCATCGCGGACAAACTCCCGCGCCGATTTTTTGGCAATCTCAATCAACCCGGATTCGTGCAGGCGGCGGTTTTCCGCCTCCCAACCGTCCAAAGCCTGCCGCATATCCTCCCGCGCGTAATATCTTTCCATCCCCCAATCGGGGCTGCCGTAAGCCGCCGTGCCGTAATATTTCACCGCCTTCGTCCTTTCCGTTTGAGGAAACCGCCCGCAGCATTCACCGTTTCGCCGTGCCGTTGCCCCGCTTTGAAGTTCGATACTTCATCGCTTTGTGCTATCCCCGGCTTGGCAGATATAGCTTTCGGGCGGTTTTAAGGTTTAGCCGTTGCCGCTGCCGTTGCTGTAGCCGTTGCCGTAGCCGTTGCCATAGCCGCTACCGTTGCCGCTACCGTTGCCGTTGCCGTCGCCGTCGCCGTTGCCGCTGCCGTTGCTGTAGCCCTTGCCGTTGCCGTAGCCGCTGCCGCTGCCGCTACCGCCGACGCCGCCGTAGCCGTTGCCGTAGCCGTTGCCGTAGCCGTTGCCATAGCCGCTACCGTTGCCGCTACCGTTGCCGTTGCCGTAGCCGTGCTTCAATGGTTGATCTAGATAACTCATGACTGGGCGACCTCCAGCGCGGTGCGGATTGATTCAGCCGCGCCGCCTGTTACTGGGATAATCTCAATCGCCTCGAGCCATACGGAATCAAGCTCGCCGCAAATTTGGCTGCCGTCTTGCCTGATGCCGTGTCGTGCGACACCTGACAGGCTGATTGATTCCTTTGCCCACCAGCTGTACATTCGGCGCGCTTTTGTCAGAATCACTTCATTGCCTGCTTTTTGTTTCAACACACCAAACCAAACGCCTGCCGAATAAGTGCGGATGATGACTTCCTTGCCGATGGCAAAGTCGTTGATACCTTTTTGCTCGGCAACTGTTACCGGCGGTTGCGGCTCATGTTGCGGTTCGTCAAATTCGGTTGAAATGTCGGCGCGTTTTACACCCATTGCCGCTTCGAAATCGGCAGCAATGCCTGCAAAGACTTTTATAAGGTCTGACAAACTTTTCACTTCAAATTTATTTGCTTCCATTTTTGTTTCCTTTCGGGGTGGGGTTGGTTTCTTTACAAAACAATCATTACCTTCTCTTTTAAGCCGTCTTTTTTCACTGTAAAAGTGAAGGCGGTGTGATTGATGCTTTCGCTTTTTCTAGTGGTCCATGTCGCTGCTGCGTCGCGGCAGATTTCACCAACTTTCAATAAAAGGCTTTGCCCGTCCTTTGCCCTCGCGCCAAACCGATTTATTCTGCCGGTTAATTCGTTCATCTCGTTTCCTTCAAGTTGTTGTTTGTTTCGATGGGTGTATATTATCTAATAGATAATCTTAGGTCAATAAGTTAGATAAGTTTTTTAGATAATTTTTATTATCTATTTGAATTTGAAAAGAATTAAATTCTTCTGTTTGCTCGTATCTTTTAGGCAACAAAAAAACCGCCCGATATTTCGGGCGGCGTATTAAAATCAGATGAAATTAAGGAGGCTTATTATGGAAATGCAATTGGACAAACAGACATTGACAGTGGTTGTCAGAAACAGCGAGCCGGTGGAATTGTCGGTATTTGCGCAGTCTATGATGAGCCTTGCCGATGATTACGAATCCATGTGCGGCAGCGCGGGCAGTCATGCGCGGCTGTATATTAAGGAAATCAGGCAGGGCAGCATTATTGCCGAGCTTGCACCCCTCTTGCCTTTGGCGGGTACGCTTTTTGAAGGCGCGGGGCAGATATTGGCGTACGCCAAGAATTTTATTGAGATTACCGATTGGCTGATGGGTAAAGGCAAAGAACCCGCAGGGGTAACGGACAGCCAAATCCGCAATATTGCAAATATCATGCAGCCTGCCGCATCGGATAAAAACGGGTCGATTGAAATCAACGTGAACGACAACAACGGCTCCGTCGTCAATAATATTACCTACAACTATTTCGCGGCAAACACGGTACAAAATCAGGCAAGGCGGATACTGGGCGAACGGGCGGAAGCGTCCGAATCAGGGGATTACGGGCAGATGGTGATGTATTTCGTACAAGCCGCGCCGACAAAGGAAACCAATCAGGCGGTTATTGAAGGGATATACAGCCGTCCGGTCAAAATCCTGATTCCCGAACACATCAAGCGCGAAATGTTTGCAGAGCCTTATCCATTTGAAAAATATTATATTGTTGACGTAAGCGTACAGACGGCGCGCGGCAAGCCCAGGCTCTACAAAGTTACCGGGTATCACGGGGTAGTCGACGGGGACGATTGAAAACCGCCTTTTCGGGCGGCTTTGTCGGTTTTGTGTTGTTTTCAGGTTCGGCGGGGCGTGAAAAAAGCCCGCGTGTGCGGGCGGGTTGAACGGGCTGGCTATGCCTGATTCATGGTGAGCAGGGCGGCTTTGGCTAAAAAACCGCTACGGGTTTCATGATTTGCGGATGTATATTCATCCACTCTATCAAGAAGGTATTGCGGCCAGCTGACGTTGAATCGGATTTGCTGCCGACTGATTTTTGCAGGGTCGATTTCAATCATTACCCATGTTGCCCCATGATAATCAGGTTCTTGGCTCAAATCGGCAATGCTGCTTACGGCAAGGTTTTTGAACCCTCCGTCCTCAATCATACCGTCAATATGCATATAGGCGGCAGAACGGGCGTTGGCGACGGCTTCTTCAACGGTGTCGCCGCAAGAGAAACAGCCGGGAAGGTCGGGGATGGTTACGCCATATGCCGAATGTTCGTCTTTGTGCAGGGCGGCAGGGATAAACATTTGATTTCCTTTAATTATGTTGTTCAGGTTTATGGGCGCGTGAGATAACCCGTCGATTGTTTGATTAGAAGGGGGGCGGCGGGAAACCCCGCTGCCTGCCGTTACTTCAAACCGGCTTGCTTATAGATATTTTTTACAGTACCTGTCGGCAAGTCTTTTTTCGGGTGCGGCACGGTTACACGGCCTTTTTTTGTTGGGTGCTTATATTGCGAATGGCTCCCGGATTGTGCAACTTTATACCAACCGTCTTGTTTGAGTAGGGCAATAACGTCTAGGCTATTCAATTATCACTCCTAATCTTAATGCATGGCACGCCTGCCAATGTGCGTAATAATACACACTAATTTTTATTTTGTCAATTTTTATGTGTATTTGTGTGTAAAAATATCTTTCGGCAGTAGTTGCAGGGAAGGGTGTAAAAAGCCCGCATAACGCGGGCGGTCTTGAGGGCTGTCAGCCGCAGGCAAAGTTTCTGATGATTTTGCCTTCGCTTCGGTTATCGGCAAGCCGTATGCCCTGTTCCTCCAGGTCGCCCAATACGTCAAGCAATGCCTTTTCTTGTGCCTTGTCGGGACGCTCCGGCGGTTCGTAGGCAAACAATATTTCAGAGCGGTCGATGTATCCGCCGCGCCGCAACCGTTTTATGCCGGCAATCCACTTATCAGACTTGTAATAGATGTCGGCAGGGTCTTTCTGTCCGAAATAGATAGGCTTGATGATTTTCCGTATTTCGCCGTTTTCCGCCTTTTGCACCAAGGGGATGGAGGCGTGAAAGCCTGACGGGTCGCCGATTGTGCTTTCTTTGAAGGGGTATGCCGTCTGAAGCGGCTTTAACATTGCCTGTATTTGTCGGGTAAGTTCTGCTTCGGGTTGGCTTTTAGCAAAGCTGCGGGCGACAAAATAATCAAACAGGCGGTTCAGTTCCTGCCCCCTGTCGGGGGCGAGGGTTACGCCCGGTTGGGCGGCCATAATCAGGGCTTCGCGCGGGCGGGTCAAATGGTCGAGCATGGCGCGTATCTGATCGGGCGCGGAGTATGCCGCCAATTTCCCAATCCGCTGTAATTCTTCTGCAAAGGCACGGGTCGCCGCTTTATAGACGGACGAATCGAAGCGGCGGAAAAAACGGCTCAATCTGCTGTAACGCTGTTCGATTTTAAAGTCGAAGTAGCCGCTTTTGGGATGGGTTATGATGATGCCGATGTTGGCAAATTCGCGCGTTTGGACATAGGGCATAAACCGTATGACGGCAAAACGCATGGCATATTGGTTCATGAGATGCTCCAAAGTGTTCCGTTATCAATGCGGCGGACGGTTTCGTCGGTGCGGCTGCGGTTATAGGCGGCGGGCAGGTCGCGCTCTTCGTTTGCCCATGCCCACTCCGGCGGCAGATTATCACACGCTTTTCTGTAGGCTGGCAATGCGCTTTTCAGCCATAATTCCATCTCTTCCCGAAGCACCCAATCTTCCAAAATCTGTCTAAATGCCGATGAGAAAATATGATTTTGCAGAAAGTTATTTGGATTGAAGCCGGTGTCGAAGGCGCAGTTATGATCAATAACAATCAAGGAATTGTTGCAATTTCTATACAAAAGGTTAGGGTTGCCGATTGTTCTGTCTTCATTACGGACAAACCAATCGAAAGCGGCGATTTGCCGCTGCATGACTGTATCGATTCGCGGGATGTCCGCAGGCTCCAGTAACGCACAGCCTTTTTGCGCCAGTGAGCCGAAACAGATGCCTTTGCCGATTTCTTTCATCTTTGTGGGCAATTCTTCGTACAGCTCTTCTCCGACTTCCAACAGCTCAAACGGAGCAACGGGCAAGCCCAAAGCCTGCGCCATGTTTCCGCCTATCCATTCGTTTATTTGGCTTGCACGGGTGGCGTGCAGCCCTTTAACGAAATATTCCAGACCATTCTCCGCCATACAGATGAACGGCGAGGTAACACCTTGCTCCGCACGATCCATTATTGTCTGTATCTGCAACATTTCTTTTCTTTATCCTATGTTTCAACACACAGGACGACACATAAAGCACCGCCCTATGTGTTGCCCTGATTCGGAAGGGGTTACGCCCCTCCCAAACAGAGTCTGATCCTGCCGCCCTAAAGGGCGGGGTTTCAACCGAAAAGGAAATACGATGAAATTTACACTTTGTGTAAATCTGTAAATCCGACTTTTTGAGATTTCCCCCTAGAGGAATTTGTCAATCCAGCACGCTCCACCAAAATACCCTACCAATAACGGTCAGGCTGTCTAAAGAGGCGGTTTCGTCTTTGTATTCCGGGTTGTAACTCTTGATACGGACTTGATTATCAGGCAGCTTTTGCAAGATTTTTGTACGTAACAGCCCACTGTGGTTGATGGCATAGATTTTGCCGTCTTTAATCATTTTATCGGCAGTATTAATACCCAGTGTAGCCCCGTCGGGGAATACCGGCTCCATACTGTCTCCGTCGGCAGATACGCAGACAACATCGTCAGGGCTTATGCCGTGCCGTCTTAAGGTTGATTTTGAGAAACGCAGTTTATAGCCGTTGTAGTCTTCAATTTCATCTGAAAAGCCGTTACCCGCCGACAAGCAAACGTCTTTATAAAATGGAACTTCGCAATCATCATCGGATAACGGGGTTTTGCTATCCCAAGCGTCAACAGTGCCGATAACGGTGGCGTTTGATTTGATGGAATCAATAGGTATATTCGGCTCGTCTTTTCCATCCACCCATCCGCGCGGTAATCCAAGCGCGGTCTCAATTTGGGCGGCTACGCCGTCCCCTATATTTCTGTATCCGTTAAGCCATTGATTTATCTGTGCAGGAGCTTTGTTAATTGCCCGAGAAAACTCAGCTTGATTGCCGTTAAACCTGTCGGCTATCAGATTTTTAATTCTATCTACCCGGTTCATTTCATCACCCCTTCAAATAGATATAAATATAAGGCATAGCTACTGCGCGAGCTTCAGGGAAATCACGCCGTAGTATCTGCCGATGATGCGGAAGCGGTCGTTTTCGTCGATGGGGAAGCTTTGGTACAGCGGGTTGTCGGAGAGGGCGAGCAGGCCGGCGGGGGTTTTTTGCAGGCGTTTGGTGTAGAGGCCTCCGGCGTAGGCGAAGAAGTAGATGCCGTCGCCTGCGAAGGTGTCGGCTTTGGTGTCGATAAGGACGGCGGATGTTTCGGGGATGGTGGGCTCCATGCTGTCGCCGCGCGTGCCGACGATTTTGAGGCCGGAGGTGTCGCGGCCGGAGAAGAGGCGGCGCACGGCGTCGAGGGGAAATTCCACGCTGCTGATGGGGGACGGCCAGTCGTCGGCTTCGATGCCGCCGCCGCACGCGCCCGCCATGTCGAGATGGTCTATGCGGATGGTTTCGGTGTCTTCGGGAGGGAGCGGCAGGGTTTCTCCGTGATTCATATCCAACCAGCCCTCCGCCTTGTTCATGGCTGACTCTAATTTTCTCGCCATTGCCCCGCCTATGTTTTTCGGCTTCCCGTTTTGTATCGCTGTCTGATTGATGATTTGATACAGATAGCTAGGTTGGGCATATCCCGCACGTTTTGCCAATTCGGCAACGCTTCCGGCTTCCTCTACTAAATTTTTCATATTCTGCAAACGGATTTCTGCAAGAAAATTCATGTTTCAACTCCTATTGTTATCGACGAGATAACAATATAACCAAAAATTCTCTGTTCACAAAGTTGTCAAAAGATAACATAATAGATACAATGCAATTATCTAACGGATAATTAAGCGTTTGTATGAATCTGAACTCTTATCTAAACAGCAAGCCTCGGGGCGAGATGACGCGCCTTGCTGCTGCAATCAATGAAAAATTATCGAATTTATCCAGTATGAGACACGGAAAGAAGACTGTGCCTCCGTACAAGTGCCGCCGAATTGTCGAAGCTACAAACGGGGAAGTTACACTTAAAGACCTGCGCCCGGACGACTGGCACGAAATTTGGCCTGAGTTGAAGGAGGATTGAGATGGAGATTGTGCCGGTGAAGTGGGAGGACGCTTTCGGTTGTCCCGAAGGCTGGCAGATGCTGGACGGGGTGGGGCGGGAAACCAGCCTTGTGCAGTCGGTCGGCTTTGTCGCGGCGGAAACGGAAACGACGCTGACGATTGTGCCGCATGTCGGCGGCCTGAATCGCGAAAGAGGTCGGCTGCTCGAAAGAGTTTATTAATAAAATCGGTAACGGCGAGCGAAAAAACCCACGTTATCAAATTGTTGATTCTTTAAGGAGTTTATACAGGAAGAATCAAAACCAACCCAAATAAAAAGCCCGTCGGGGATGACGGGCAGCCGGTTACGCATTACTCGATTGTTGAAAACGGGGTGGAAGTGTGGGCGCAAGACCAATGGGAATGGAAGGACGGTAAATGAAATATATTCCAAATTCGTTTCAGATAGCAAACGCGGTAGTGGACGATTTCCTCTGCCGAATGAGCGGCAACGCGTGGAAATGCTACGCCGTCATCGTGCGCAAAACGACCGGCTGGCAAAAGGAAATTGACTACATCTCTGTTTCCCAATTTAAAAACCTGACCGGAATCAAAACAGACGTAACAGTTGCCGACGCGCTGAAAGAGCTTGTGGAATTGAACCTGATTGCCTCCGTCAAACGGCACGGTCAGGTAACCGGCTACCGCATCAATATGCCCGAACCGTCCCCCGAAAATGGGGGTACACCACCCCCGGAAAATGGGGGTACTGCCACCCCCAAAAATTGGGGGTCTACAAAACACACTACAAAACCCACTAATACAAAACACAGTATTAGCGCATCCGCAGCGGCGGACGCGCCCCTTTCTGCCGAACCTCCCGAAACCGCACCGGCGGCGAAGGCGAAAAAAACCGGCAGGCACGAAACCGAGCTTTCGCTGCTTGCCGACTACGGCATCACGGGGCAGGTGGCGGCGGACTTCCTGCAAGTCCGCAAGGCAAAACGGCAGCCGCTGACGGAAACGGCAATGCGCCTGATTGCCGCCGATGCGGAGAAATGCGGGATGACGGCGCTGCAGGCGGCGGAGTACGCCATCGCCAGCGGCTGGGGCAGCTTCCGCGCCGACTGGCTGCAAAACAAAACTTTCGGCAGGTCCGGAAACCGCGGCGGCCCGACGCACAACCAAACCGCCGCCGTGCCGGATGCGGGAAGCTACGGCGATATGCCGACGACGGATTTTTGAGGGGGGGGTTCGGATATGGCTTTGAGGAACGCGTCTGATTTCTTGGGGGCTTACGGCGGCGGCGTGCGGGTCGAGCGGAGGCAATGCGCGGAACACGGCGGATACGCGGCGAAAAGCGTTTTGCGCGGCGTGTGGACGGGCTGCCCGGCCTGCCGGAAGCTGGAGGCGGCGGACGAAATGGCGGCATACGCGGAAACGCTGCGCCGCGGGGCGATGCGCGACGCGCTGGAAAAACGCATCGGGCGTTCGGGCATCGCCCCGCGGTTCAGAAACTGCCGGATTGAAAACTACGCCGTCAGCGATTCGATCCCGGGGATGGCCAGGGCGAAGGCGGCCGCCGCCGAGTATGCGGCAAACTTCGCCGATGTGTTGCAGACGGGGCGGAGCATGATTTTTTCGGGCAGGAGGGGCACGGGCAAAAACCACCTTGCCTGCGGCATCGCCCGCGAAGTCATCGCCGCCGGCAAAAGCGCGCTGGTCATCACGGTGGGCGATATGCTGCGGACGGTCAAGGACAGTTTCGGCGGCGGCGGCGGCGAGGCGGGGGCGGTCGGGGTTTTCGTGAAGCCCGATTTGCTGGTGCTGGACGAGTTCGGCGCGGGCAGTCTGTCGGAAACGGACGGGCGGATTTTGTTTTCCGTCGTCAACGCCCGGTACGAGCGGCTGATGCCGATGCTGGTGCTGACCAACCTGACGGCGGAAGCCTTCCGCGAAAACACCGACGCGCGGATCAGGGACAGGCTGCGGGACGGCGGCGGCAAGCTGATTCCGTTCGACTGGGAGAGCTACCGTGCGTGAAACCTGTTTCTATTGCAACCATGCCGACTTCAAAACCAACACCGGCACGCCGGTGCGCGGTTTTGCGAAATGCGCGAAGGCGCGGAATGCGGAGGAAAAAGCGACGTACTACCCGCGAACCAATCCGTGCGCCGCCGGGGCGTTTCAGACGGCATCGGGGGCGGCAGTCGCAAAAAGGACGGCGGTGCTTGGGGAATATCCCCCCGCAATGCGCCGAATTTGAGCGGGAAGGCGGGTAAAACGCTTTGGGAATATCCCAGCCTACCCGAGATTTAAAAAACGCGTTAAAACGCAAATTTGAAAGGAAATACGGAATGACGGTGCAAAACACGCAAACCGAAACCGTCCGGACGGAAGCCGCGCCGCAACAAGGCGGCAATACCAACCCGGGCTATTACAAAAACCGCGCCTTCGAGTGCGTCGGGTTTGCGCAATACCTCAACTTCAACCTCGGCAACGCCTTCAAATACATCTGGCGGCACAAGGAAAAAGGCGGGCGCGAAGACTTGGAAAAAGCCCTGCGGTACTTGGAACGCCAACGCGCCGACGCGCCGAAGTTCAAGAAACTCAAATGCCGCCGCTATGAAAAAATGTACGCCGGTCTGAAAGATTGCGGGTTCGACGGCGGCACGGAGGCCGCGCTGCTTGCCGTCATCTCCGCCGCTTATTACATCCGCGACGGCGAAGACAATTTTGCGTGGGCGGCCGCCTGTGTCGAAGATTTGTTGGAAAAAATGCCGCCTGAAGCGGGGCGGGCCCCGCACCCTGAAAGCCCGATGCCGCCTGAAACGGCGGGCGGAGGCATTTGACCCGCCAACCCGACCGCCGCCATTCCCGCGAAAGCGGGAATCCGGAATCCCGGACTTTCAGATAATCTTTGAATATTGCTGTTGTTCCAAGGTCCGGATTCCCGCCTGCGAGGGAATGACGGAGGCGGCGGGAATCCGACCCCGACCCATAAAACCGACCGAAAGGAAATAAAACAATGGATACCCTGTTAAGCATCATCACCGCGCTGTCGTTTGCCGGGGCGGCGACGTTGGCGGTATGGCTTTTGGTGGAAGCCTCCGACGCGGTTTTGCGCCGCAAGCGCGACGGCAAAGGCGAAGACGACTTCGACGGCTTCGGATATTAAACACATAAAAACAAAAGGAAAAATCAAAATGGCGGAAGAAATGCGCACCTGCAAGGCCTGCGGCGGGACCAAGCCGTTGGAGAAAGGGTTTAATGCCGTCCCGCGCAAGGAAGGGGGGGTCTATTATTACAAATCGTGCAAAACCTGCCGCAACAAGGCAGTCCGGCAAAAGCGCGCGGAAAAACGCGCGGCGGCGGGAGCCGGCGCGATGACGGCGGCAAGGCTGCACGGATACATCCGCGCCGCGCACGCCGCCTGCCCGATATTGGGCGCCGGCCTGTGGACGCAACCGGCAGGGGAATGCGCGTGATACGCCTTATCCTGCCTTACCCCGTATCGGCAAACCGATATTGGCGGATTTGGCGCAACAGGGCGGTCAGGAGCGCGGAGGCGGCGGCGTATAGGGAAACCGTCCGCCGTATCGCGCAAGGGGCGGGCGCGATGCCGTCCGAAGGCGCGGTTGCCGTATATGTGCGGCTGATACCCAAAGCGAACAAAGACGGCGGCGCAAACAAGACGGTGATCGATTTGGACAACGCCCTGAAGGTTACGCTGGACGCGCTTCAAGGCGTTGCCTATCACAACGACAGGCAGGTGCGGCGCATTGCCGCCGATTACGCCGACGAGCCGGTCGCAGGCGGCGGTTTGGCGGTGGAGGTGGGGGAATTGGATGAAAAGTAAAACCGAAGCGGAAAAATCACATCTGCAAAAAGTGGCGGATATAGGTTGTATTGTTTGCCGCAATTGCGGGCGGTTCGGCGTTCCTGCCGAGGTCCGCCATATCCGAAACGGTGCAGGCGCGGGCTGCGGTAGAGTTTGGAATCATTTGGGATGTTTAGGAGTTTGATTTGATGTCGGGATTGTCGGATATTGACGAGATACTACTTTAATTGACAACAGCATCTTTACAATTCATTTTCAACCCATTGAATTTCAATATTTGAAAATTCACCGGATTTCAGACGCGGCAAAGCAGGCATTTAAAAAATGCCTTTTTTCCTTTCGGGATTTACGCCGATTTGTAACGCGATGGATCGTAATCTCCGCCTTTCTTATGTACGTGATACGCAATAACGGCGAGTTTACGCATCAATGCTGCGATGATGACTTTTTTAGGCTTCTTCTTTTCTTCCAGCCTTTTGATGAAGCCGGGAAATGCCCTTATCCGGTATGCGACCATGGCCGGCATAAACAAGACGGCGCGTAATTTCCTGTTGCCAAACTTGGTCAGTTTGCCTTTTCCCCTTACGCTTGTCCCGGATTCTTTTTGTTGCGGGCTTAAGCCTGCGAACGCTGCAAATTTGTTTGATGTTTCAAATTTCGAAGATGTTAGATGATGAAACAATACGGCTGCGGTCATTCTGCCTATTGCCGGTATGGTTTCAAGACGCTTCACGCCTTCCTTGCAGTTAGGCTTCTCCGTCTGCTCTTTTATCTTCTCCTTTAAAACTTCAAGCTGTTCATTCATGGCTTTGATGATTTGCGCATATGCTTTGGCCGCTTCTTCATCTTTTGCCGCGTGATGACGGTTTTTCATTGCCGCGCATTCGCTTTTGATTTGCGCGTATGCTGCGGTCATCCGTAAAAGCCTGTATTGCTCGTCCGTAGGCTTCTGCCTCTTTACAAGCTCGCTTTCCTGCGCCGACCGGCAATACTGCGCTATCAGTTTTGCATCCTGTTTGCCTGTTTTGGTTCGCTTGAACCTGCTTTCTGCATACTTGCTTATTTTCAGCGGGTTCACTACGTAAACGCTGTAATACTGCGCGAAGTAGTCGGCAACTTCTTCATAATAGTTTCCCGTTGCCTCCATGCAGATATGCAGATTCTGACATCCCAAGCTTTTCAACCGGTCCGAAAACTGATCTAAACCTTTTGAATCGTTGTCAAACTTTGCCGAATGCTCCGTTTTGCCGACCATGGCGGATGCGTCAAATGTCAGCTTGGATATATCCAATCCTACGGCGTTACGCATGGGATTACCCTTATATATTCAGAATCTGTGTTCTTTGATACTACTCAATTTCACAAACAAGAAAACCGCCCGCCTATTCTCGTCATCAAACTTTAAGTTTGTGGTTTGTTCAGGCCGGACGGTTTCGGCAAAGGGTAGCTATTCCTTTGCCGTGTCTGATTTTATTTGGGTTGCAGGTTTTGGTAAAGATTCCTGTTGCGACCCGAATGTCTGATTTTTTTTAGGCGTATCTCAGTCCGGAATCACTCCGTTAGTGGGTTTGCGGTATTGAAAAACAGTTCATAAAAAAGGAAAAGGGGGTATTCGTAAAGATTGGGTAACGCACCCAATCTTTACAAAGCTTCCCCCTTTTCCTTTTTTCCGCCCTATTTTCCTGCACGTACAACCCCCGAACGAAGCGATTCCGGACTGAGATACGCCCAAAAAAAAACAGCCATTCTAGCAGTTAACCCCCTTCGCTCCGCCCAAGCCATCCTGAGGGGTAGTGGCTGAATTTGTGATTTTGGTTTTATCAAACAAAATATTTGACTGAAGTCACATGGCGGTCGTCATATGGGGGTTCCTTCGCACCCAAAAAATCGACCGCGTAACGGTTTACTAAAACTTCATCGTCCTTAAACTTTTGGTGCTTTTTCCGGCAATATTTTCTGAACTCCGTTAAATTTGACGGCAAGAACCCGCAACCGTCTGCACCGTAAATGTAATCAACTTCAAACAAACTGTCTTTCCGGGCAAGCCGACCATCTTTAAGCCAGAACATAGGCTCGAAATAAAAAACTTTCGACGTGTCCGGGAACTTATGGAGACGGAGAACACGTGTGAAATCCCCGTTTTCATCTACAATTTTGATATATCTTGGTTTGTGAATCATGACATCCTCAGATTTAGTATTCAGAATATGATTTTAAAAAGAACTTTCTGCTTTACGACTCCGCCGCCGATTCCTTCAAACGGTTTTCCGCGCTCTTCAGTTGTCGTACATTAAATTTTATTAGGACTTTCCGCCCATTACGAGAACTTGGGGCTTGTCCGCTTTCGCGGACTGTGCCGCCTGTTCCGTCCTTTGCCGTTCGTCCTTGTAAGGATTGAAAGGCAACCCGTTTTTCACATATTCTTTACACATTATCTTTGTTATTTCTTTCAAGGGTGTTCCTTGATTTGAATAGCATGTGCAATCTGATTTTCCGCCGTCTATGCATCCGGCGATTTGCTCAAAGGTTTTTACTTGTCGGACTGTGTTATAAATAGGCTTGCTTTCGGGCTTTTCGGGCAAAGTCGGCACAAAGTCTTCAGGTTTCAGATTGTCGGAATGCTCAAAAGGCGCTGTTTCTGATGATGCCGTCTGCTCCGTCATCGTCTGCACAACGCTTTCTTTTTGCGCTTCCTGCTCAATCCGGCTGTCTGTGGCTTTGCTGTAAACTTGAAACATGCCGTAACTTTTCCAGCCTACAAACCCTACAACCGCAATCAACGCCCAAACCGCCCAAGGCACTTTTTTCTTGAACTTTTGGTGCCGGCTTGATGATTTATAGTATTTGAAGGCTTCTTTAGGCGGTTTCCAATTTGCGGCTTCTACGCCGCTTACGCCCGCGGGATTGTCCAACGAGGTTACGCATTTATACCAATAATACTGTTTCATGCCGATTGCCTTGCGTTCAAGGTGTACATGCTTTGAAACAAGGTTGCGGACGAATATATCAAGTTGGCTCGGGTGCCGCGTCATCAAAATGACGGTATGCCCGTGATGGCGGAGTTCTGTCAGTTCCTGAATATAGGGCGGAACGGGACGGCCTGCCGCGCGTACCGGGTAAGTGTAGTGCGCTTCGCCAACAATCAGCACCGCGCCTTCCGGTATGACATCACGAAGCGGGGCGGACATGATTTGCCCTTCCGCCAGTTCGCGGGCATTGAATTTTCGTTTGTCCAATCCGTCGATATGGCAGAAATAAAGCGGCCGGTCTGCCTCCGTGCCGTCTTCCAATTTCATTTTGAACAATCCGTCTTCGTTGTTCAAAATCATAGGGTTTTGCCTGCCCCCATGTTTCCCGTAAACAGATAAATCATGCTTCTACCTCATCCCGGAAAGACAAACGTCAGTTTTTTGAATGCGTGCATACCAATGAAGAACGAGAATGCGCCGAACAGGTAGCCCAACCCCTGACCGAATCCCGAAATTAAAAGAAGGTTCAATATGTCGGAAGGCATGGAATTGATCGCATTTGCCGTGTAGCCTTTGAACTTTTCCAGTGCGGCGAGATACCCGGCATAGGTTACGAATGTCAGACCTGTTGCAAGGATGATTCTGACAATCAGCATTTTCAGAAGTATGCCTAAAAGTGGAATCAGGCCGGCAAGTAATGGCATTTATTCCCCCCCAACGAACCGAAAACGACAAAAGCCGACATAATGATAAAGGCGAGCAGTACGGCAAAACGGATTTTTTCGGCAAACACGCACAACGGTTCATAGCTTGCCCGATATTGCCTGCCGAAAACATGAAAGGTTTTCGGCTGCGGACATACGCCGTTAGACGGTAAAAAGTTATGTGAAGACCATGTTTTATCGTCTGTAACCTGCGGTATGCTTATATCGTGAAACATGCGGTCCGAAGGTTTGCCCATCTCCTGACAGGCTAGGATTTCCGGAAAATAATCGCACGAAAGCCCGCCGTCTTCGCCTTGTTTCCTTTCTTTGCGATGCCTGCCGTTTGGGCGGTCCGGAACGGCCGGGGAATCGGGGCTTGTTCCGGGCTGTCCGTCCGTATCGGGATTTGCATCGGGATTCAAATCGGGATCGGGTTCGGGATTGGGACGCGTGCCGGGGTTCTCATCGGGGTCCGGGTTGTTTGCGGGGTTTTCCGCGGGCGATACTTCGGGCGGCGGCTGTGCGTGAGGTGCTTCCGCGCTTGCGGGCGTGAGGTCGGGACGCGGGATTACTTGAACATCCGCCGTGGTGTTGCCTTGCGCGTCCCTGCCGAATGTTGCGGCAACCTGAACGGGATTCCCGTTCCTGTCCGTGACGGGCCCCATATTCACTTTTGTTCCGGGTGCGACTTCTACTTTTTCGGAATAACCGGGATATCCGGTTGCCTTTATGTATTTGTCGGGATCGGCATCGACTTTCAACGATAAAATCTCTTCCGGCTTTTTGGCATCCATTTCTTCTTTGTATTTCGGATTGCGTTCAAGTTTAAAATAAACTCGATGAATTAAATTATCACCGTTACGTACAAAACAACCGCCGCCGTTCCAAAAAAATTCACAATGACTAAAAGGAAAAAGACGCCACTTTAAAGCAGTATCTTTAGGAATTTCTTCTTTCCGTTTATCCCAAAAAGGACGAGCAATCCTTTCCATTTGACTTTCCATCAGTTGTTTGACTTCGGGGAATCTGCTGCGATCGGGCATAAGGCGCATAATCGAACTGTCAACGCCGTAGCAGCCATAGGTTTTATTAATACGTCTTTCGTCTTCGTACCAAAGGCAATTAGCATATTCGTAGCCTTTTACAAATTTGTCGGTTTCGGGATCGTATCGGCAGCCTCGTGCCTTTATGTCTTCTTTGAAAGTTTCGTATACGTCGTGGGCTAAAAGGGCTGTTCCGACATAGGGAACCGCCCTTGTGCCGAATTTCGCGCCTTGGCGGACAAGTTTGCCGACCCCCGACAATACGCCGGCGCGGGATACGCTGGCGGTTATTTTGGCGTTGATTCGGGCTTTTGCGCCCGTGGGGATGTGCTCGAAATTTGCCGCTTCTGTGAATTTGGAAAAAGTGTTAGAACTTGAATCTAATTTAAAACCAATTGATTTTAAATTATTACTTGATTGAAATTTAATTTGTGATTTTTCTAATCTTACAGGTTCAGAATAAGAATTACTCGAACATAGAATTAAAATCAGAACTATCGGTGTACTCTTGATAAACGAATTCATGAACAGTTTTTCCGTTCTCTTCTGATTTTCTTATAAAAATAACAGACTCATCAGAAAAATAAATCTTCCAAATATTATGTGCGACCCTCTTATTTAAGAAATAAGAGAAGCTCTCTAAAATATCGTACTCTTTTACGTTATTAACAAATTCTTCAAATTCTTTCTGAGCAATAAAAGCCATCGATTGCCCAAAATACTCGCTTGACGGCTGATATTTATAAAGTGCCAACTGCGCCTGCGTGATAAACGGCTTGTTCATGGTTCTGCCTTTCAAAGGTTGTTTTGAAAGCCTGATTTTGACACCATAACTTCATGCGCTCAATCCTTAAACAGAACCGCCCCGATTAATACGGGGACGGCAACGCCGAGATAGAAATAAAAATCCATCATTTCAAAACCTTTTTCAGCAGGGAAACAAAGTAAACGGACGCGAGGACGCCGAATACTATCCGGCCTGTTTCAAGACCGCTTTGCAGGTTGTCTTTCGGACTGCATTCCGCCAATGAAAGCCTTAGCGGCTGACCGTCCGACATCTTCCACATGCTGCCGTTATATTCCGGCCTGATTATCTGTCCGTTTTCTTGGATTCTTGGTACTACCAAGCTGAAATAAAGGTTTTCGGCCCGGTGCTTCTCAAGACATTTATTTCCGACTTGGCAGTACATGCCGCCTTACTTCATCACCCTCTTAACGATGGAAAATACAAAAAGCGCGGCGAAAACGCCCACTACAATCCAACCGGCTTCCATACCGTCCGCTTTTGCGGCTTCCAAAGCGTTTTTTGCCGTTTCGGGCAACGCTGCGTTTGCCTGTGCCGCCAAAGCCAGCGGGGCGGCTGTTACAACAGCCAGTTTTGCGCCGTATTTACGGCAGGTGTTAATAAATTTCATGATATTTTCCTTTACGAAATTTTTAAAAAAATGTGTTTGCGGGCTTTGTGAAGGTTTTAGAGACCGCCTGCCGAGCCTCTTAAACTTAATCTTCTTTTTCGTAGAATCCGAAAATTACAAATTCCCCGCCTATCTCTTCCAATGCCGAGCTAAAAGCGTCTTCATAGCTGTCATATTTACCGGCTGATTTGATGTTCGACGTAAATCCAATATCGCCAAACGAATCGGGATAGATGAATTCGTGATTTTCCAATTCCTGTACGATAAATTTCTGTTGGTATCTGCTCATGATTCAGCCTTTCTTAGGCTTTAGGTGCTGCGCCCTTTACTTGGAAATCCAACAATTTCTGCACTAAGCCTTTTCCTGTTGATTCCATGGCAACGGTTAGATCAACCGCACAGGGGAATTTAAGGTTTTTCAATTTTTCAAAATTATGGCTGTCACCAAACTTCATGCTTTCCGAGGTAAAGCCCACGGCATTGCCGTTTGACGGCATGGGGCTGGCTACCAAGACGGTGCATGAATCGATTTTGTTACCGTCGATTTCGCCTTTGAATTTTTTTGCGCCCAACAAAGTGGCGGTATATGTGGTTACTTGGCTTGTTTCAAACATTTTTCAATTTCCTTCAGTTGTTTAAAAAATCGGATATTTGACGTTCCTCGTACTCAATATCCTTGATGTGTTGCCGTTCCCTGTCTTGAGGAAATGCGTATTCTCTCTCTTCAATCAAATCATCAAACAGTGTTTCAATGTTCAATGCGTTAATGGCTTTCTGTTCTTCGTGGATATACTGGAATTTCTGCGTTTGGTTTTTGCAATCGTATTGCTCAGGCTGTAAACCTTTTGGATAACCTTCAACGCCTTTCACCAGCTCATCAACTATCCTGCTATCGTCCCACCCTATATCGCGGAGGAAATTAACCATCTTGCCGACTTGATTCCTTGCATGAAAAAGCTTAACGTCGAATATCAGATTAACGTTTTTAACTTTTACTTCCATGCGCTTGGCTTCTGTCTTAAAAATCTCCTTGCAAATCGGATATGCGCCGCCTAGATACGACCCCGAATAAAGTAGGACATCCAAGGGTATTTCTATATCCCCCTCAAACCTGACCCAAGGGCTATCAACATCTCCAAACTGTCTGCCTTTCTCGTAAACACGGGTAAATTTTGAATTTTCGCGCTTGCCGATGTAAAAAGTTTTTCCACTGCCGTCTTCATTGCGCCATGCCGTGCCGCGACATTCGCTTTTTGGCCGCATATTGTGTACGTCGTAATGTCCGTTATCGTGGTCTAACATTGCCTGATCGGGTGTGTACTCTCCGTTGAAAAAATCATGGGCGACATCGATACGGGTTATTTTGGGTCGGACGCATTTACTTAAAAATTCATACAATCGGTTTTCCCAACCGGGTAAAGCAGCCATGCAGCCTGTACCGTTCAATTCAACCAACATCGTTTCACATTGGCCGCCGTAATGAACCTTTCCGTATTCGACGTTATCGGGCCCGAATTGATAACAGCTTTGATAGAAAAACTTTCCTTTAAACGGTAATTTTTTGGTAATGCCGAATCCCAAGATTTCTTCAAGCAGCTCGCTATACCGGACAACGAATTCCGTATCTGATACCAATCCCTTTCCGGTTACTTTCGTCATGGAATTTTCATGTATCGTGAAAGTGATTTGGTCTATGAACGCTCCGTCATCCCTGCCACGCCTTAACGGTATTTCTATAAATCTGCCTTTGCCGTCCGATACAAAATGACTGAAATACTCGAATTGAAATTCTTGGTTTTCTGTTTTTTCCGCACCCTTCGGATTTGGGGTTTTATTTTGCTCCCCCCCTATTAGCCTAGGGGGGCAGCCTACGGCGGTTGCCGCAGCCCCGCCGTCCGCTAACGCGTCCGCCATGTCCGCGGACACCGCCAAGGCTTTATCTTCAAAGGCTTTCAC